ATATCCAGAAACATTCACAGCAGCATTGGTAACATCATCTGTAATGTTGATGACATTATTAAATGTTGTCCCTTGATCTACTACTAATTCTACGTATGCTGCCATTTACCTTGATAATCCTCTGAGTAGCTGTTTTATTTCTTGTATATCATCCTTTAGACTAGCAACATCATTTTGTATTTCATCTATACGTTTTTCACGAAGTTTTCTTTTACGATATGCTTGTAACGAATCTGTATCTTTATTTATAAAAATTCCTTCACTCTTTTTGTAGATTCCTTGTATTTCTGTTTTTTCCATTTTACTATTTCCTAAATACAAAATTGATGTTCATTCTATACTCTGAAATTCTTGGACTAGAACTGGCATGTAGAATGGTATTATCAAACAACAAACCATTTCCTTTAATATGAGGAAACTGATCTGTTATAGTTAAGGTTTTAGTATCGATTCTTTTTTCATTAAAGAAATATGTGTCACCATCAGAAGTATTTCCATAGTATAATAAAACTTCTCCTTCATCGCCTAACTTAGTTTCTTCATTATAGAAGTCAAGATGTGGTTTATGATGAAAATTTTCCGGAAAATCAGGTCTTTTAGTATAAAGATTGGCTTTGACTCTTGAAATTCTTTCTTTAAAAGACCTGCCGGTAATCTTTTCTAATTTAAGGATTAATGGAACAAAAGGTTTAATATCATCGGAGGTGGTTCCATGAGATTCACAACCAATTAAATTGACAAAATAAACAGGAGTATCTTGTGACGCATTAGAAAGATTCCCTTCGATGGTATTGAAATACCAAGGAAGGGCAAGCATAGCAGTCTCAATTTTGTCTGCTTCATCAGGTGTCATAAAGTTTTCAAATAGATGCATGATATTATCCTTTTGATACATAATCTTCTTCAACATATCCTCTCCTATACCAGAAAGGATTTCTTGAAATTCTGTTCATATTCATAATGTCACTAACTCTAAAGTCGTCAATTTCTCTATTAATAGATAAGAAATGTTTAGTATTGTTTGAAATCTTATTTGCGTAATCTTCGGCATCTTCACGACTAAATGTGGACATACCATCGAAATTGACTACCAAATCATATTTTCCATCAAACTCATATGGTGAAATATATTTGAGTTCGAAATCAGGCATATTAGTGTGCATAAAATATTTAGCAGCAACTGTAACTGTAGGAATATCTATGTGTGTAATATTAGTAAATCCTAGTTGTCTCAAGTAAAATGGAAGATAACCTAATCCAGAGCCGATATCACAAATACTAATGTTTGTACGATTCCAGTAAGCTTCTTTAATTCGAATAGCTACACCAAGAGCCATTATGTCTCTATCTGAAAAAAGACCATGTTTCTCTGTTTGAAGACCAAAATGTTCACCCTGATATTTAGGTGCTTGAATTGTACAACCAAAATGTTTTTCTAGTTCATCAAGGTAGTTATCCATAGAAACAGAGTAGTATTTTATCCATTCGTTTTTAGTTTGATATTGTTCTGGAGAGAAAGCTGGAACAAGCCCTACTGCTTCGAGGAGTGATAGAAATTTATCATAGACGGCAAATCCTGTATTTCTGACAATATCTTCTTCATTCTTTTTTAATCTGTTGTAGAAATAGTCACCCTGAGCAATACCAAGAGTAAGAGGTTTAGTGAACATTAAACTAAGGTACTCATGTAGTTTATCATATTCTCTGTTTTTTAGAAGTTCAATAAATTCTGCATGAGTGGGAACAATAGCACTCCAAACAACACTATTCGTATTGATTGTATCTTGATTCAATCTTTCTTCAAAATAGTCACAAAGTTTAGAAAGAAATTCTGTATCTTTTTCTTCATATACTTTACCCCAACCATATTCACATCCACCTTCGATTGGAGGATGATTGATCATGAGTAGGCCTGTAAAGTATGAACTAGGTAACTTTATAGGCCAACTCATTAGTTTCAATAATTTTTTCTCAGTCATAATATTAGTTTCTCCTTTACATTTGCAAAGCTATAGCACGTAGTTCAGAAGTTCTTGGTACAACAGCAGGGTTATCCGCAACTAGTACAATCTTAATGGCATAGTATCTAAACGAGGTAAATATTGTACCTGTTGAATTTATATATTGAACACCACCAACAGGGGATGTCATTAGATCACTTGGTAGAGTATAAGTATATTCTCGGAAGTTATTTCTATCTGACAGTGAGGAATATATATTATCGCCACTATTAGACCTTACCATTTTGATCCAATTCTTACTTTTGAATGTATCGCCATCTTGATTGTTTTTAATTTTTGCATAAACAATAACGTCTGTTCCTGGTGGACGATAAGAAGATAGAATGACTTTTAAATCCTCAGCTTCTTGATCTTCATCCAAAGTAATGATCTGAGAAATATATCTATTGAGTGCCATACCACCAGAAGATGCAGTATTTGCACTAAATGTAGATAGAATATTTCCAGAACCATCATATACTAATCCTTCACCATAAGTATTAGCATTAATAATATTACCAAGAGCAATGGTTTGTGAATTATTTAAATCTAAAACTGGAGAAACATACTTTGAAGTAGTAGTAAATGTTACTCTAACTTTATTCGATCTATCTCCAGCAATGTCGTTAATTTCATTAGAACGAGAATATATTTGTTTTTCTTTATTGAAATATGTAACATCTTGAGAAATGATCTTTTGATATCCAGAAGATGTTGTTTCTCCTAAATTATAAGTATCCATTTCATAGTTAATGTCTGTTTTAACGAAATCTAGAACCTTAGGATGGAAACTTACAGCAGAATAATTGAAATCGCCGATATAATCAATATTTGCCTTGTAGGTATCGCCTCCGTTACTTATTAGTGTTAATTTTTGATTGGCAGAGAAATTACCTGTTGACTGTTTCCATTCAGTATAAACTTTATTTTGTGATTCATCTACATAAGATAGCACTGCTTCAGAATTAGAAATATTGGCAATGTTAGCAGTAGCAACAACGGTTCCTATAGAATTGTAAACTACAACACCTTCACCGATCTTATATTTGCTATTGGCTACTTGATATGTGGAAGCATCAACTACAGTTTGCACTTGGCTATTAGCATTAGATGTTGATACATTTCCTTGTATTCTATCACCTACAGATATTGTTCCGATTATGCTGGATAGTGTGAGTGTATCGCCGGATCTGAAGTGCTCACCAACAAGATTCTTGAATGAAGAAGTCTGTTCATTTAGATGCATTTTTTCAATGGGTTTCTGGCCTAGAACGAATGTTGTAGTTCCTGGTGTAAATTCTGCTCTATAGATTTCCATCTTTAGATCCACATCAGGTACTTCATACCAGTTAACATTGTTTGTTGTTTGCCAGAATTGACCTGTGCCTTGTCTATCATTGACTTTTGCCAAGGTATTAACGTCTGTTTGACCTAGCCTGGATACCCAGATTTGAGTATCTTGATCAATGAAGAATGGATCAGGGCTGTCAGAGTGAACGATAAATGCATATGATTTCTTATTAAACAAGAATACAGGAGCATCAAATCGAATCTGAACAGGATTAGAAATACCATCAGGAGATTCAGGAACTTCTGCGTTATTGTATACAACTTCAGTTCCAGGTACTCTTTCATTAGTAATCTGTCCTGTTTCATCAACAACACCAATTTCTGCCCAAATACCACGAGTTTGTGATTTTCTTGCAACGTAAAAATCAAATCCAGTACAGAATATACCTTCTTCTTCATCGGGAGCACGAATTAGAACAGTATATGCCACACAGCAGTTATGAACAACATAACCGTCAACGATATATGTCATATTACCATCAACAACAAGATCGTGAACAATATAGTCAGGATCAAATTGATAGAAATTTCCTTCAACAATTTCATAAGGCACAAAGTGTTCTACAATTTTACCATCAATAATTTTTACTCTCTTAAGTTCATCATTCTTATTAATTGGTGTAAATCTGTTTTCGCCAATTAGGAATTGACTATTTAATGATAGGATGCCATTATTTGGTTCTTCTGCATTTCTGAGAAGAATATCTGGTCTCCAAGTTTTCCATCCTTTTTTAGTCAAGAACATATGATCATCAGTTGTGTAGAATGATGTATCTTTAAGTTTGACCATTTTTCTATCACTAACTGTAACCTTGTTATTTTGTTTAACAGTATTAACAGTATTATTGTCACCAATAACTTCTTCGCCTTCCACTACATCCTTGATAGCTTTCCAGGTACAATTGGCCATAAGAACTTTAGCATCTGGATCGAAACAGCAGTGTGACTTTGGTGGTGGTCTCCAAGTATTTGGTAGAACTTGTTGAGTTTTTGAATCAAATGATTCACTTTCAGGAGATGATGTAACAACATGTCCTTTGGTGGAATACACGGTTCTTTGCAATTCTTGTTTTGAACCTTCAGCAAAGAATATCGCTGTTGCTGTTGTTGACGTATCTTCAGTCAAATCAAGAGAATTTACATCGATGTTAATGTTATCAATAACAATTAGTTTTCTTTGTCCAGTTCTAAATTTAGGAGCACCATCTTCAGATGGAATTCTGAATAAGAAATAAAGACTCCTATATTGATCAACAATTAGATCATTTCCTTCAACTGGATATGTTCCGTCTTCATTTGGAGAAATTGATTTACCTCCAATATATTGAACGTATTGTTCATATGATAATGGTGTGCAATATTGTGAAATATTTACACCATCGAAGAATGCATTCATTTTCGAATATGCTTTCAAATTACCACATTGAATAGCAAGTTTTTGTGGTCTAATATATGCAATTGATGATGTTGAAATTAGTTTATTAGATCCTGCTGCTTCATCAGAACTAAAGTTTGAGAAATAAGAAGTGCCCGATCTTGAGTTATTATATACTGTTTCAAGTGTAGCAACACCACCGCTTCTTACAGAAGTCCAAGCACTTGCTGCCCGTCTTGCTGCTTCAACATCTGTGAAATATCCAACATATGTTCTGGCTGCACCATCACCACGATATAAGTTATAACCAGTTACGGTTGCCTGCCAATTGCCCCATACTGTATTGATTTTTTCTTTGACAATTGATGCAGCTTGATTTATTGCTTCTGAACTAACTGAAACATCAAGTAATGTATTGGTTGCACTAATATTAACGAATTCATCGGGTAATTGTGTAGTATCAATCCAAACATCTTCTCTGGGTAGAATGCTCATATATCCTTGGAAGAAGAATGTGCCTCTTTCAAGAAGACGGGTTTCGGTAACTCTAGGTTGTTGATATTGTTGAACCTCAGAATAATTCATCATAATAATACCACCAGCAACACCCCATTCAGGTTTACCTTGTGATACTGTTACTCCACTACCTGAAATAAAGTCATATCCAATAGACTCTGTAGTGAATAGAGGACGAATGCTTAATTCTTCAGGATCATTGACGATGCGATAATCAGGATCAACACCTGCAGAACTTAAAGCAGTATCTCTAAATGTATCGACGAAAATGCCATTCTTAAATCTGTCAAGTCCATTTTCATCTAGAATTTGTAGGCTAATGGCATTCTTTTCTAGTAGAGTAAGAGATGCATAATACTCTAGATTAGAAATACGTCTATCAAGCAATCCAATATCTCTCATAGTATAAACACGATTGGATGCCTTTTTGACTTTACAAGCTAGATCATTTCTACGAATAACATTACCATATGCAGGAGAAATTGATGGATATGGAGTAGTATTAATGATAGCAACAATCATTTGATTATCAGAAGGAATTGGTGTAGTTGGATATACATCAGGAGTACCTTCAATAACAACAATTGACCCCTCTTTATTAATACAAACTATATCTACTCTACCAATATAATACGAATAGTCATATACTAATTGTGAATCTGGAACAGGGAAATTTATACCAGAACCACTTGAGACATATGATGTAGAGTTATTTGATGGATTTGTAGATGCTGAACCAATAGTTGTAGTATCAGTTGCAGTGATAGATTTAACAGGTCTAAAATCAAGTTGGTTTCTCAGATCATAACGAAGACCGCTAGATGGAGAAACATAAACAGGTAAATTCTCAGTTCTTATTTGAGAACTTGTTGTTGATCCATCATTAATAGGATATGAATCTATTGAGAAGAATGAACCTGCGCCAGTGAAATTGGGTTCAAAATAATTTAAACTAACCAACAGATAATCAGTAGCACCCAAAGACAATGCATTAGATTTATTAATGTATGCTAAATCATATAATGTATCTCTTTGCCCATTATCCAAAGTGAAATATTTTGTAACATCAGTGCCATCAGTTAATGTTGATGGAGCTGAACCTGTTTTTTGAACGATTTTGTTGATAGAATATACGTCAGAGAATCCAAGACAGAATGGACCTTTGATTCCGGCAGTAGCACAATTAATTTTAACTACACGATTTGACTTCAATGTCTTTTGTGCGGATTGTGTTTGTGTGCTTCCAATCTTGTATGAAACAGTAACTGGAGGTGCTACGGGTAAAGTTTCTTTAATATCAATAGTAAATGAAGTTGAAGTTGTAGATATTGTTCTTTCGGCACCACTATCAATACCTTTACCTGCTAGATTGATAATGTCTCCAGTTTTATATGATTTAAAGATGAGATTTGAAGTAACACTTGCTGGTACTGTATTTGAAACAGTCATACTTAAGTCACTGGCAATAGAAGTAATATACCAAGTATTGCTTTGACCAGATAATTCAATTTTATCACCAACATTGAATTTTGTGAATTCTGTGTTTGAGCCAGATATTGTGTTACCGCTGGCAGAAACAGATGACCACCAAAGAGGACCAATGTTAAATGTTTGTCCCATGGTAAGAACAAACTCATATGAAAGAGCATCCGAAACTGTAGTATTGCCATAAGGAAGATACTGATTAGTACCTAATGATAGTGTAGGTGTCAATATACCACTGTTAGCCATAGTAATTGTAGAAGATATACCTTCAGTTTTATTGAAGAAATATATTAATTTAGGATTACCTAGGCTATCTTTAAGTGTCTTTGTCCAATCACTGCCAACATAGTATAATAATGGGGATTTAGATACTTCATAAAGAAATGTGCTATTTGTTGAATTTGCAGTAGGACTAATTCCATAAACGTCAGCACCAGAAGAAGCATATGGTGTTGTTGAAATATAAAGACTTGCGATATTAGAGAAGCTGTTTGTACCAGACATATTAATATCAGATAGGTAGATACGATAAATTGCGTCATATCCGGGTTTACCTTCAACATACTTGACAGAGTTAACGATCGCTGAACCTATATTATTGCCTGTTTGTGATCCTGTAGACCATTTTTGAGATGTAGTGATGCCTCCGTTAGTGATTCTTCTTTGTGGGATATCATAGAATTGAACACGATTTCCTTTATTCAATTCCCAACTACCGACGAATTCATTTACATCAATATATTGTCCCATAACAGTAGTCGATAACTGTTCGATGACATTATTATATTCTACTGGTTTATTGAATTCTATATCAGTTCGATCATACTTAGAAATACCGTATCCTTTAACATAACCAACACCAGGATCGACTGTTGCAATAAGTAGTTGTGAATTACCATTAGGAGTACCACCAGACTCATATCTACCATAGTTAGGGAAAGGTGAAGTGATTCGTATATGTTCACTAACCTGTACATTAAGACCAGATTTAACATAGTCTCCAGATTCATCGTATGTTCTGGATGCTAGGACATCACCAAGTATATTATATTGTGATTTTTCTTGTTTTGTTTGAATTATACCATTTTTCATACTTAAAAGTGGTACGAAATCGGAACTTACTGAAGTATAGTTAAAAGGTAAGACTTGAAGAGTAGTACCTAATTTTAATCGATCTGCACCAGGAGCTGAGTAATTTGAAGATTCCAGTGCAGGATCAAGCAAACTTGTATCATCTGTATAATCAATTAATTCTTCAGAAATATAAAAACCAACTAGACAATCTGGTAATGGATTATATCTATCAAGAACAATGGATTGTGTTGGAAAATAGATAAAGTGTTGCTTAGCAAATAGAACACCCTCATCAATTTGAAACCAAGATGATTTGCCTGTTACATTACTAGTATTGGCTGAACTCATAACAACTAGTGTTCCAGCATTACTAGTTAGAGTTTCTCCTTCTTGGAATTTTCTGATTGCACTGTTACTAGGTGATGCTCCAAGATATGTAATATAGAGTGTATTAGTATTTTGAGTAGTTCCATCTGTAGGAAGCGTATCAATAACATATGCAGCTATATTAGAAGTTACTCCTTTAACTGTCTGATTATAGAAATTTTTGATAGTAACTGAGTCATTGTTAGTATCATATGCTGCAACTTTTACATAATCGACTGGATTTCCTGGACCTTTTTCTAATGTTCCAGAAGATGCTGTTCGAACAGAAAATGCACCAGGAAGAACTATACTGCCTTCTTTGAATACATGCTTACCAAATCTATCAATCTGACTCTGTAGCATAGATTGCATTTGAGTAAGTTCACGAGCTTGTACAGCATATCCTGGCTTATAAAGAATCCTGTAATAGCCTTTGTTTTCATCAAAATCATCATAATATGGTGAAACACTAAAATTAGTAGTTAATCTTGAATTTGCTACATTAGCGGCCATTTATTCTTTCCTTTTTTAAAATTTCACCAGGATTTTGAAGTCTTCTATCTGGTCGTTTGATCTGGTTATTGGTACTAGATGATCTGCATATAAAATTTTTCCAGAATATTTCTCAAAATGTGGATTTGTCACACTTGACACGATTCTTGCAGTAAAACTTTCGGTACCAATCAAAGGTTGTGATGCTGTTACATCTCCTAATGTATTTATAACATAAAGAAGATTATTAGCTGAATCCCAAGATGCAACTCTTGCTTTAAATGTTCCTGTCGAATAGCTTGTTCCTTGATAAACTAATTCATCCTGAATATAATCGTCAACGCCAGACATTGTTAATACTTCTGTTTGATTAACGGCAAGCTGTCTAGAAACATTCGATGTGTTGAAATCATGTGGATCTTTGATAATAGAAATTTGTCTGAAATCGTTATCATCAACAAGAACAGAATTTTCACTATAGTTGAGTGTCATGTTTATCATAATATTTTTTCCACCCAACTCATAAATTGGATCACTACCATGTCCTCCTATAGGACTTATGATTGCTCTTGCTGCTGCACCTGTTCCGCTTCCACCAGTTATAGTAACATCTGCAAATGTGTACCCAGAACCAACATCTGTCATATAGATGCTTGATATAGTATTCGTTTCTGTATTCAAAGTAGCAGAGGCTGTTGCGGAACTTCCATCTCCAGTTATTGTTACTACAACATTATCTGTCGTGTAATTGTTACCTGCATTTGTAATGTAAATTGCATTTATTGCACCATCAACTGCATTTGTTTGAACTTGCCATTGCAGAGATCCTTCATCTTCGGTAAGTGTTTTGACTGGAATATAATCATCGGTTGTAAATCTTATTTGTTCAGAATCGCTTATACTGTACATATATTTCCAGACATAACCATCAGATGTTGATGAAGAAATAGATGGATTAACTGATGTGGGTTCTACTGTAGATGGTTGACCTGTATTATTTGCCAAACACTTATATACAGAATAATCACTGTTTACAACATAAAAAACCGTATTCTCATTGTATAGATCATCTGACATATGATCATATGCTGTGTATGTTGTTCCTGATGTCCAATTGTGTCTATCTATGGCGTGCATCATATTACCACCAAGAATTCTTTTTCCGCCAATCATGTTATTCCAAATTTCATATCTCAGAGCAACAGAAGAATTTGCAGCAGTTGGTGCAGCATCATTTGCCCAAGCATCTGTTTTACCATATGTAAGATAAAGAACAGTGTTGGGTGATGGTTCTGAAACAGATTCTTTTAGCTGTTCAGCATTATTGATTCTCAAATCTATAAATGCAGCTGATGTTATCGATGTTGTCATGTTGACAAAATAATCCTTTTTTATCTATTTATGATATTAGTGTAATGATCACATTACCATTTGAATTATTGGCATATGATATCATAGAACTGAATGTTGCTGTTGTTGTATTTGTTGCATTTGCTGTAATGCTTGGTTCATATGTAAAGTTTATTCCAGGTTCTAGAATCGATACGGAAATTATTGCACCATTCGAATTTACAGTATAACTAGCATTTGCACCATAACCATCACCAGTTATTTCAAGATATCCATTTCCAGAATATCCCCAACCAGAATCAGTTATCTCTATATCAACTAATTTGCTTTTTTGTATAATTTCTAAATTATCTGTAGATACAGTTTCTATTCTATATATACCATTCTTTGTATTTGATGATCCGTTGTCCCAGGAAACAAACTCTAAAGTAACATTTTGATCCGCTGTAAATGAATGTGATGTATAGGAAACATTGATAGTATTACCAATCTTTTCATATTCTTTTTCAAGAGATACAGAATGAATAGAATCATGAATATCACAAGAACAGATCATATTTGATGCATCATCATCAACATAAATATATCGACCAAATAGTTTACTTCCTGCTGGATGTGTTAAATTCTTCAACACATCTCTATACTCATGTATAGATTTTGATGAATTTACGACATATGAGAATAGTTGATAATAGTCTCGATCTTGTAAGAAATTATATGAACTTACATGACCATCATCATTTAAATATCTACCTGGGTATGAATATGCACCAGTAACAATCGTAGAAACTGCCTGTGCTGTTCCGTCTCCCGATCCAGATAGATCGATTGTTGGTGCAGTAGTGTATCCACTACCTCTATTATAAATCACTATTCTTTCTATAGAACCTATACTTGAAGATAGTGTCGAGAAAGATGCACCAGCACCAAGCGTTGCTGTAACAGAAATGTTTGCACCATTACCTGTAGATGTTATTACATTTGCTGTGGGTAGAAAATTGATATCATATCCAGAACCACCGATTATGTGACCAGGAACCTCTTCAAATTCCACTTCTGTAATAGCCCCAGAACCATTTACATTTTTCACGTTTGCTGAAGCACCAGTTCCATATCCACCAAAAACATTTATAAACTCTATTTTATCATTTATTTGATAGTTTGAACCGCCATCATTTATTCGCATTCTACCTAAAATACCAAGACTTTGAATCCTAGTATTGGCGATAACACTGACAGTAGGCGTTGATGAATATGAAGATCCTGAGGCATTCAATTTAACAATAACTGCTGGACCTGTATTAGCATAAGTCCAAAAATACATCGAATTTGAAATCCAATTATTTGCTGGATCAATAACAGAAGAATTTAGATTGCTATAAACAGCATTTGATATTACAGTATTTCTTTCAAAATCGATTGTATTTGATACCAGATTATAGCTATTTGGATGTACAGAATTGTTATCTAGAACAAGTGTTAATTGACCGTTTGCCCCAGATCCGCCACCTCCAGTTATAAGAAGATAATCATTGTTTTGATATCCAGCACCACCATTTAAAATTGAAATAGATGCTATATTACCGGTAGAAACCTGAGCAACAGTGGCACAAGCACCCGAACCCGTATTGCTTACAATTATAACATGATCACCTATATTGTAGTTAGTTCCTGCATTTGTTATTGTTATTGTGTTGATGATTCCGCTGAAAATATTTGAATAAAGACTTTTTGTTCCTTCATTTGTATCATCATATAGTGTGAAAACTGTTTCACCATTATCAAAAGATCCTTTGATATTTGAAAGAATCAATTCATCGATTTGTGTTCCCTGCTCAAAAAATCTATCAATACTTTCTACGATTGCAGAAGCATTGGAAGTATTACCTGTAATGGTTGTTCCGATATATTTTTCCAAAGCAAATAATGATGTATTAGCTACACCATCTATCACAGTATCAGTAATTCGCAAAGATTTTTGTATGAACCATTTACCATCAGATGCTCGAAGAATATCTTTTTTGGGATAATAGAATGAAATATCTTGTAAGTTATACAGAACATTGAAAAGGAATTTGACAGATTTCTCTGTGCCTTTTGCTCTATAGAAGTCTTTGATATGTTTGATTAATATTGTTTTATCCGCTAGAACATCTATTGGAATCAACTTGAGAAATGTAGAATATAATTTATCCGCATACACATCTTCTGTTAGATCGATATCCTGAAACGTCTTGAGTAGCTTTAATTCATTTACAAGTTTAGAATCCTGTTCAAGATATTCATAATAATATTCCAGAAATTTGACAAAGTTTTGATGATCGTTCCTTACGAAAAAAGGAACTTGTGTGTTTACGAAATTAGAAATTCTATTATTAGAAACTGTATTTGCCATACTACTCTGCTACCATCTGAATTTGTAAACTTCTAGAATCGCCTTCATCGATTGTTATGATTCTATTTCTTTGGGCTTGAATGACAGAGCTTTTCAATTTGGCAACAAAGGTCATAATATTTTCATCATAGAAATCATTATCCGTAACACTAAAAATTCTCAATGCATTTATATCTATAATACCATTGTTATAATCCACAGTACCGACATTGTTGTCAGAAATAATAACTTTACTGCCATCGGTTTTATAATAGTATGTTCTCAGTTCGGTTACGTCTTTTTCTAGTACAACTTTTGCTGATGCACCAGAACCTTCACCACCTGTGATTGAAATAATAGCATAAGAATAATTTTCACCTACATTCGTTACAGTGATCTTTGATACTCTACCACCAAGCAATTCTGCTGTTGCTGTAGCACCGGTACCATCACCTGTGATTGTTACTGTAGGTGCTGCTACATAATTATATCCACCATTGATAATTTGAACTTCTCTGACACCGGTTTTAGCAACAGGAATTTCTTCAATGAATGCATTTCTTTCCACATTAGCAGCATCATAAATCTGAATTTCTGGATAAGAAATAAGTCTATTTTCTAGAATGGAGGGTTGAAGTGGAAGATTATATGCTACAGTATATCGTTTACTTCTGTTTGTATCGACCAAAATACGTTTCTGCACATAAATTTCTAAATCTGTTGCAGTAATTGATCTTTCACAGTTTTCGATATATTCAATAAGTTTGTTTTTTCTAAAGGTAGAAGCAAAATTATTCAATTCGTCGGAAACATAGTCTGAGATAGCTGCTCTGACCAAATTTGACAATTCATCAGATGTTCTTGCAGTTAGTTTTGAATCATAGTAAATTTTACCTTTAATAATTAGATAGATATAGTCTGGATCAACAATCTCTGGTGTTACAGTCAAAACATTTCTTGTTTGAATGAGATGTTCTTTGATCTGTTCTTTTTCCAGATTAGTTAGAGCATAATTTCCTTTTGTCTTGAGAGAAACGAAAACTTTACCATACACTACAGGAACATTATCTTCACCACCCCAAACTGCAACAGAATCGATTGTATTGAAATCTTTAAGAATCAGTGATTGATAATCGAGTTGTGTAACCGCTCTGTTTTGTGTGGAATAGAAATATGGTGCTCTGAATCTTACTTGCTCGACAGTTTCTTTTTCTATACCACCATATGATGATACAGTAGATGTAACAATAACATTATCACTAAAATTGCCAATAGGTGTAAGATTTACGAAAGAAGAGATGTTGTTTGATACTTCACCCACATTATCTAGATATGTAACGACAACTACATTACCATCTTTAGGTTTTTTACCCAGATAATTATCACCAAAATACAGTGTATATTCTTGTTTCTCGTTTTCTTCCAAGAAGTACACTTTTGAATTTGCTGTCAGTTCTGTGATATCTTGTGCTTGTTCATAGACCAAAACATCTGTGTTGGTTGTTGATTCTTGAACTAATACCTGGATCGATGTTGTATCAACATTTCTTGATGGAATATCAAACTTTCTTTTTTCATTTGATGAATCCACCAGATATTGAAGTGTGATGACCTCACCCTGTTTGATGTAAACATTGGAAAAAAAGAATGCACCAGAAGTTTTTGTTACAGTATTTGAATTGATTGCTATAAAAGGATAATTGATACCATCTCTATCAGTTCCCATGAATCTAGTATATTTGCTGAGTGTAAGAGATGTGCTTGGATCGAAAACAGCTTCATCGTTAGAAGGAGTAACAGTGATATTGACTTTGGATAGAGCTCCTTGTCTACTTCCTGGCACATAGTTCATTAATTTTGCATGAGAAATGATTGAATCTTTCAATTGTGCAGAATCAAGAAACATTTCGTTTCCGACCATATTGAGATAGTATGCCATATAATGGGTGTTGTATGCTAGAATGTCCAGCAACACAGACATACCAGAACCTTCAAAATCATAGTCCTGGAATTCCGATTGTGATCTCAGATATTGTTTTAGATTATTTTTGATACCATC